AGCCAGGGTAATCGAGCGCCTGGCAGTCGGAGAAGCTTCGACGGAGGGGAAGCCGATCGAAGCCCGGGCCCTCGGTTTCACAATATGGAAGGGGAAACGATGACCGATTACAGCAAGACGATTAAACACGAGGATACGACCGTGGTCGTGTCCATTAGTGCGGGTACGGAACGAATATGTATCCACGCTTACCACGCCGGAAAAGGCCTCAGCGCCGCCATGTGGCTACCCGTCGAGGTGACCGAGGACCTAGCGCACTACCTCATCGGGGCGCTCATGCACACCCAAGACCCGCCCGAACCTAAGACGGAGGTTTAGGCATGCAGGCGCTATTCGACCTCGAGGCCGAGCGGCCCAAGACCCATGCCTGTACCGGCCCGGAGTGCGATTTCTGTCGCTGGCTCGACGGCCAGGCCGCCAAAACGAAAGCCACGAAAGCCGTACGGATCGACCCGGCCTGGAGCCACGACGCCGTCGCCTGGAGGCGCTCACTCGTCGAAGGCGACCTATTCACAGCCGACGACCTCATAGGCGCTATTGGCCTACCGGAAGGCCACCCCAATCAGATCGGGGCGATATTCCGCCAATGGCATCAAGCCGGAACGATCCGGCCAACCGACCGGCACTACACGAGCCAACGCAAAAGCAATCACGCCCGCAGGCAAACCGTGTGGGAGGTGGCCCGTGTCCTATGACCTCAAGGATTACGTAACCGTCGCCCAGCGCCTACGCATATTCCTCGAGCGCTACCCCGAGGGCTCCATGCAATTAGATCCCGTCGAGTTTCGGGAGATCGAGGGGAAAACGTGGGTAATAGGCCGGGCCTACGCCTACCGAACCCCCGACGACCCTAGGCCTGGCATCGGCACAGCCTGGGAAGTAATCCCAGGGATGACGCCGTTCACGAAATACAGCGAGGTCCAAAACGTCGAGACCAGCGCCTGGGGTCGAGCGCTGGCCGCTATCGGAATCGGGATCGACAAAGGCGTAGCCACCTGGGAGGAAGTGAACCGAACCAGCCGCCAGGAACGCCCGAAAGTAGTACCGCCTGGCGTCGACGGGCCCCTCGCCAAGACCATGGCCAGCGAGCCGCCTAGCGATCGGCAACGCAACTACGCCAAGAGCCTCATGGGTAAGGCCGCCGACGCCGCGCCCGAGATCATTACTCGAGTGCTCGGCTCGTACAGCCCACCGGAAACGTGGTCGAAGTACGAAACCTCTCAAGTGATCGAGGCGTTAAAGGCCGAGGTCGAGAACCAGCCGAAGGTCGAGCGCACGTCAACGCCTGGCCCCGACGATTGGCACACCCAAGAGCCACCGGAGGACACCGGGTAGGCCATGAGTGCCGAGGGAGCCCCGACCGGCGTGGTTAGTGCGGGGCCGTCGTTTGACCGGAATGACGGAGGAAATAGCACCGGCCACGACCAGCCCACCAATTCCTAGGTAGGGTGAAGTATCTCTACAACCGACCACAAGGGAGGCCGGATCGGGCTACCGCCCGAGCCCGAGACGGCCGACACAAACCACACACAAGGGGAAACATGCTCACACAAGACCAACTCGACGCACACTGCCGCCGAGCCGGTTGCAACTGCGACCACCTCGAGTGCTACCAAGGCTGGAACACATACGACGAAACAACAGCAGCACCATGCCAATACTGTCGACCATCACTACACGAACGCTTATGGAAGGCCCAGGCCGCCCGAGCCAAGGGCTACCCCCCCGAGTCCGTCCGCCGCATCCTGACCACCATCGAACGATGAGCCACAACAAAGCCAGGGACACCCCCGCCTACCGGGCCTGGCGTAAGCAAGTGCTCACACAATGCGAACCCGTGTGCATACGTTGTGGATATCCGGTAGATATGTCCCTACCAGGAAGCCACCCCGACGGACCCAGCGCAGACCACGAGCCACCCCTAGCCGAGACCGGGGAAGCCACCCCCTCCCTCGACGGAGCCGGAATTGCGCACACACAATGCAACCGAAGTCACGGCGCGAAACTCGGCGGACAACGAACCGCCAACAAAAAAACAAAACGAAAGCCACAGAGCAAGACAGACGCTTTTTCAGACAGCCTTTCTACACTCCCGCCGCCCCCAGCCTTTTTCCCCCCAGAGAAGCCCGAGAGGGCCGGAAAGGGGCAAGGTGGGCCAGGCTTCCACGGGGACGGTTTCGTTATGCCCAGGCTGGAAACTCGAGCGCCTGGCTCGGTGCGGGGGACCTGGGGAGCGGAGGCGGCCGAGTGGCTTTCTAGCGTGTTCGGTCTCGAACTACGAGGATGGCAGCGTTACGCGCTCGACCGAGCCCTCGAGTACGACGCCCATGGGCAACTCGTGTGGCCCACCGTGATTATCACGGTAGGGAGACAATCCGGGAAGTCTGTCCTCAGCCGAGCGGTTTGCTTATGGCGGCTCCACCACGCCGAACACTTCGACGAACCCCAAACGATCCTTCACGTGGCTAACAAACGATCGACCGCCATGGAGGTCATGCGACCGGCCGGAATATGGGCCGCGGAAAAGTACGGCAAAAAGGCCACCCGATGGGGAAACGAAAACGCCGGCATAGAGATACCCACCGGGGACCGCTGGCTTATTCACGCCGCCAACGATTCGGCTGGCGTCGGCTACTCGACCTCGATGGTGTTCGTTGACGAAGCCTGGAAAGTGAAGCGGGCCGTAGTCGACGATTCCCTGGCCCCGACCATGGCCGAACGCAACCAGCCCCAACTGTGGCTAGTGTCCACAGCCGGAGACTCGACCTCGGACCTTATGACCGCTTACCGGCAAAGAGCTTTGGATCGGCTCGAGTCCGACGACCCCGGCTCGGTGCTGCTCCTCGAGTGGTCCGCCCCGGCCGAGGCCGACCCCAACCAGGTCGAAACGTGGAAATGGGCAAGCCCCGAATGGAACCCCAAGCGCGAAAACTTCCTACGCCAGCAATGGGGCAACGTCGAGGAATCCGCCTGGAGGCGCGAATACCTCAACCAATGGGTAATCCGCTCGGACCATTGGCTACGCGATCGGTGGTGGAAAGACACCCTCGACCCGGCCGTCGACCTCCCCGACGACACGATCTGGAACGTCGCTATCGAATCCGATTTCGACGGTATGGGCCACGCCGTAGCGATCGCCGCCCGATCCGACGACCAATTCATCATCCGAGTCACCACCCACCGAACAATTAAAGAGGTCGACGAACGCCTAGCCGCGATCCGATCCGAGCACGCCAACCTATTCGTAGCCGTAACCCCCGGCTACGTCGACCGGCTCGAGCAACGATTCGACGAACTCGTAGGCCAGCGCGAAGCCGCCGCCGCCACGAGAAACCTCCTCGACCTATTCGACCAAAAAGCGATCCGCCACGACGGTAGTCAGACCCTGCAGGAACACTTTGGAAATTCGACGATCAGCCGACGGCAAGCCGGATGGGTACTCACCGCCCCGATGGGTAGAGGAGGCGTGTACGCCGGACGGGCCGTCATGTTCGCGTTATGGCAAGCCGCGAAAACCCCGCGGCCGGTCCCGACGATCCGAACACGCCGACGCGCATAACCCGCAAATACCGCGCCCGCGCTAGCCAATATGGTACGGAGCCACCTAAACTACATGCGTGGCGTTTCCCCGTTCACTCCGGATCGTGCGGGACCAGGAGGCTATCGCGGCGTCTGTCGCAGCGCAGACAGCCGAGGCCCCTGGCCCGCACGTCCGCGAAGCGACCGCGCTTCTCTCCGCCGTCATCGGCACGAACGGAGCCGCGATCACCCGCAATACCGCCATGAAAGTACCGGCCGTGGCTAAAGCCCTCAAGACGTACACCGCGCCTATTTCGGCGTTCGGGCTCCGCGAATACCGAAACGACGAACCGATCGCCGCCCGGCCGTTCCTCGTGTGCCCCTGTAACACGTTGCCCTATTCGGCCGTCATGGCCCGCACCGTTACCGACCTCCTCCTACACGATCGCGCCTATTGGCGGGTCACGTCCCGCGCCTGGGACGGATACCCGACCAATATTTCGATAATGCGAGTGGAGGACGTAAACGACCTCTACGTAAACGACACCGGGATCGACCCGAACGTTTACCCGCCGTCCGACCCGTTCTACCACCTCGGCGTACAAGTACCGACCCGCGACGTAATCAAATTCTACGGCGACGGTACGGGCGGCTGGCTCAAGACCGGAGCGAACGCGATCAACACCGCCGCCGCCCTCGAGGGGGCCGTACTCATGTACGCACAGAGCCCCGTAGCCCAGGTCGTGCTTAAGAACACCGGAGCGGACCTACCCGCCGACCAGGTCGACGCGCTCCTCGAGGCGTGGGAAACCGCCCGAGCCGACCACTCGACCGCGTACCTAAACTCCACGCTCGAGGCCCATTCCATGGGTATCAACCCGTCCGAAATGCAAATGGACCAAGCCCGCAACCAAGCCGCGATCCAAATAGCCCGCCTGGCTAACCTCGACCCGATTTGGACCGGAGCCGGAGTACCGGGCTCCAGCCTCACCTACTCCAACCGCGTCGACCTCTACCGGCAACTATTGGACACGGCCCTAACGCCCGTGATGCGGAATATCAGCGAACGCCTATCCATGCAGGACGTAACACCCCGCGGGCATAGTGTCCGATTCGATACGACCGAATTCCTACGCTCGAACCCGCTCGAACTCGCCAGCCTCGTACAAACACTCCTACCGCTAAACGTCATCACCGAGGACGAAGCCCGCCTAATCCTTGACCTACCTCAACTAGGCGTAATGTCTTACACCGCCCTGCCAGGAACGGAGCCGAACCAATGAAAACCCTCGAATACACCGCCGACCTCGTAGTCGAGGTCCGCGAGGACACGAACTCCGACGTAGTGGCCACCGGCTACGGCCGAGCCGTTCCGTACGGTGACACGACCAACCTCGGAGGCGTCGAGGAATCATTCAGCCGGGAAGCGTTCGATCCCGCCGACGTGATCGGCAAACCCCTCGCCTACCGGCACGACCAGCCCGTAGGAGTCATCACGAACGCCGAAAACCGCGAGGACGGTCTTTACATCGACTTCGAGATCGGCAACACGAGCCTAGGCCGGGACGCCGCCACCCTCGCCCGCATGGGGGCATCTAAAGGACTTTCGGTCGGCTTCCAACCGATCGAATCGGCGTGGGCCAAAACCCGCGACAAAGTGGAGCACCTCAAAGCCAAATTGCTCGAGGTGAGCCTTACCCCATATCCCGCCTACGCCACCGCTGGCGTAGGTGATATCAGAGAAGGAGAACCAATGTCCGAGACCATGGACACCACCGCCGAGGTCCAGGCCTCGGTCGACCAAGAAGCCCGCGAAGCCGTGGCCGAAATCCGCGAGGAAATCCAGACCCTCGCAACCAAGGTCCACACAAGCGAGCCGAGCCACCCGCTCGACCAATACCGGAGCTTCGGCGAGTACGTGAAGGCCGTCTATACCGGAGACACCGAAAACCGCGCCCTCGACGTGCAGACCCTCGCAGACGCGCCCGGCCTCGTGCCGCCCGTGTGGCTCCGCGACATTAAGGGAGTGCTCGACCGCGGCCGCCCGTGTATCTCAGCGATCGGCGGGCCCCTCTCAGCCGTCGGCGCTGGCATGACGGTTAACTGGCCGTACTTCGACGGTGACCTCTCCGCGATCGTCGCCGCCCAGGCCAACGAAGGCGACGAAGTAAACTCCGTCGATATCGACATTAAGAAGGGAACCGCGACCCTGGCGACCTACGCCGCGGGTAGCCGGTTGTCCTTCCAGGTGATCGAGCGCACCGACCCCTCCTACGTCGACGCGCACCAGCGCATCATGGTCGGCGCGTACGGAACCGAAACCGACTACGCATTCCAGGCCGCACTATGGGCCAACGACACCGCCGGAGTCGACTACGATTTCTCCGCCGATACGACGGGCTCCGCGTTCATCGAAGCGGTTTGGGCCGCCGCGATCGACGTGGAAACCGCCACCGGCCAACCGGCCGAGGTCGTCTACTGCTCGAGCGCCGTCATGAAGAAGCTCGGCGCGTGGTCGTCCTTCCAGGCGCAAAACTACCCCGTACAAAACGTCGGCGGAGTGTTCGACGGCCGCACCGGCCGGGCAACCGTCATGGGCTTGCCTCTCGTGCTCGCCCGCGAATTCGCCACCGACGACACCGAGTCCGCGATCGTGACCAACCGTGCCGCTATCGGTTGGCTCGAGGACGGCCCGCGCCTGGCCACTAACGACGTAGCCGGGAACCTCGGCCGCGACGTGGCTATCTACGGTTACGCCGTCGCCTCGCCGTTCATCTCGGCGGGCATCGTCGGAATCTACGACCAGGCCTAGACCCTCTCCTAGGTAAACGATTAGGGAGCCGACGAAATGGCGTTATTAACAGGGCAGGAACTAGCCGATGCGCTAGACCTGGACTATGTAGCGCCGCTCGACGACGTCCTCGACCAGGTCGCCGAGGCGGCCGTCGATATCGTCGGCTCCCTAATCACCGCCACCGCTCTAACCGACGAACCGGCCGCATGTAAAGAGGCCGCCGTATCCGTCGGCGTAGAGATATTCCAAGCCCGCACAGCGGCTGGAGGGCAAGCCGTAGCAACCGATTTCACACCAGGCCCCTACCGGCTATCCGTGTGGGTAACTAAGCGGGTAATGGCGCTCCTAGCGCCCTACCTTCGCGTCGGCGGAATGGTCGGCTAATGGCACTATCGACCGAATCCAGGGAAGCACTCGTAACCGCGTTCACCTCCTCGGGCATCCGTGTCTACGAAACCGTCCCCGCCGTCCCGAAACCCCCCGCCGTCGTCATCACCCCCGATGCGCCCTGGATCGTTCCGGAGCGCGTAGGAACACCGCTCAACTACCGCGTAAGGTGGCGGGTAATGGTCGTCATCAGCCCGCGCAATAATGAAGCCTCAACGCTCGATATCGAGGACGCCGTCGATACGCTCCTCGCCCTCGTACCCTCCACCTACAACGTGGAGCAAGTAAACCCACCCCAACTATCCGACATCGGGGCCCAGGGAACCGTACTCACCACCGAGATAAACATCTCGGCCCATTGGAAGGAATAGAAAATGCCCGCAGTATCTGTCGCCGGGGCCGCGTTCACTGTCGAGGTGGATACGACCGGCTATGAATCCCAGGTGACCACCGGCAC